CTGTAGGAGCTGTGTCATTCCAGATTACACCACCACCTGTCCCAGCTTGGTCTGTTGCATTTAGAGTTAAATAATAGTCTTCTGGTGCTGTTGCGTTAGAACCTCTATGATAAACCCTCCAAGAAGCTGTAGAATCAGTTCTTTTAACTGTAATCATACCGGGAACTGACCCAAGATTATGGCTCACAGTTCTAATAGAACCTGTACCAGTATAGGTAACTATATCAAAGAACTTAGGGGCCTTCCGCCATGTCCAATAAACGTATTGGTTACCAGAAGCATTGAATTGGGAATCAGCCCCTTGGAAAGTAAAGCCATTACTGTTCATACTGCTAAGGCTTCTATTTGCTATGTCTTGTTGTTGAGCGGCTGAAGTAGTACGCAAATACTTAAAGTTGTTATTACTTCCTTTACCTCTAGCACTATCAACAAGAAAGGGTTGCTCAGTTAGATTTCTTGATTTACCCCAAACCAACCCACCTTCACCAGCTAAGTCTATATTGTTAATAATCTGTTGGTTAGAAGACCCGTCACTGTTCAAAAAAGTGCTAAACACATCATCAATATCAAGGCCACCACCACCAGCGGCGGCAGTACCAGCAGCGGCTTCTAATAGTTTCTTTGCGTTGCTCATTAGCCTAACGCCTGTCCAGCAACGAAGCCGTACCAAGTGGTGCCGCCGTCTATTGTTTGGAACACAAAAATATCAACCCCGTTATTTGTAGCAGTCAAAGTTGGCGCAGTAGCCGCTGGCCAATCCACGCTGGATGGCCAAGTTATAACCCTTGCCGTTGAGTCTTGAATAACCTTCAAAGTAAAGGCGCTGGCGTTTCCAGAAGCCGCTGGGTTACTAAATGTATAAGTTACGTTCTCAGTTAAATCATGCAAAAAGTTAGTGCCTAAGCGCATATCTAAAGTTGCCGCCGCCGAGCTAGACGTGATTGTCACACTGTCCTCTGTGATGCCACCAGAAAATGTAACGACGTTATTTGCGTCTGATGTGACTAAGGCGCCAGCGTTAGAAATGCCTAAGGCGTCAGGCATCTTTGCAGTATACGTTGCAGACGCACTATGAGCCGGGCCGGAAAGTGTTACGCCGTGAGAATTATTTTCACAATTTAGGATAATTGCACCACTGTTCGTATTGCCACGCACGACAACTTTTCCGGTGCCATTAGGCGCTAAATCTAAATTTGCGTTGCTTGTGGTTATTATGTCGTAACCGTTAGTGCTTAAATTTGCCGCTAAACCCGTGCTGACATTCAATGTCGTCGCAACAACTGTTGTCCCAGTTAAAGCCGCAAAAGTCCCAGCAACAGCAGCCGCGCCGCCAATAACAACGCCATCTATTGTTCCAGAATTAATATCAATTCCGGTAACAGGGTTAGTGCCGTCAAGAAGATTATCTGTCTTATCCCAATTCCCATTAAGATAACCGCCCCAAGCATCCTCATCGCCGCCTACGGCTGGCTTTTGAAAACTATATGTTGTGGTATTAGTAGCCATTACGCGGCCCTTTCTAAAAAGTCTGCTTCAGTCCAAGTCGTCGATGGCCCGACTACATCAGACCAAGTTGTTGATGGGTCGGCTGCTTCAACCCACTTTTCTCTCGCGCTTACACTAAGCGCAAACCCAAGTGCGGCCGTTGCAGCTAAATTTCTTATTCTGATATACTCTATATCTGTTGAAATTGAAATAGCTGCGGAGGAAGCGCCAGTAACGCTGGAAACGCTGGAAACAGAAGCGGAAAACGAAATTGCTATTGAAGCCGAAGCGTTGCCAGTAATTTGCCCAGAAGCACTTGCCGAAACTGAAATGGCGGCACTGGCCGACCCGTTCTCAACACTGTAGTTTTCACCGTAAATAAAGGTGCCGTAATTGCTCTTGCCGTATCCGTCACGAAACCCTGACGACGCGGGGAACACAATAGCAGAGGCACTAACGGAAACGGCAACCGAAGCGGAAGCAGAGCCGTCCTTAATTACAGCACCATCAGACGCGGATGTTGTAATCGTTATAGTCGTAGAAGCCGCCGCCTTTACAACAGTGACCGCACTTGCAGAAACTGAAACGGCCACCGTAGCGCTGGAAGCGGCCTGAGTGGTTTCTGGAGCGCCAAACAAACCAGAGTTAAAAACTCCGGTGTTATATGTTGAGCGTAAACCCATTAGCTCGCAGTGACATCCAGATCACCAGTTGGAATGCGGAAAACGTCGCCGACGTTGATAGCCTTTGACACTGCAAGAGCAGAGTGAACAATCATGTTGCCGCTAGTGGATGCGTCTATTATGCCAATGTGCGTAATCGTACCCCAGTTTCCGCCAGTGGCGGCGGCAAACTCAACAGCCGAGCTGTTTGACGCTACCGCGCCCGAAACTGCCATGGCGACGGGCCGTCTGGCGTATGAGTTGCCAGAAATCTCGTTAGACAGCGAACCAGTATCTGTGGGGTCGGCTGTAAACAAACCAACATACCACGCCGTGGGGCGCGTAACGCTGGTGGCGTTTAATAAGTATTTTAGAGTGTGGGTCTCAAAAGCATTAGTTAGTGACATGGATTTCTCCGTTGAATATATCTGGTGGCAACTTACACCACTTTTAAGTTAATAGCTAGTAACGCGCATGCGCAGGCCCGAACCCGCAAATCTAGTATCGTCTGAAGCTTTTTGCAGTGATTGCATGGCAGAAGAATAGATTGCAGCCCACGTTGTAGTCCTAGCGTCATCATACAAGTAAGGTGCCGCCTGAACCAGCGACCCGTAAAGGTAAACATCAGGCGAATCTTGGAGTAGCCAATTATATGTATTTGAGTCAGTCAAATCAGGAACCGACTGATAATACATAAGTTGCATCCCGTATTCGCCATCTGGCGTTGGGAAAACCTCAATAGTTTCCCCAACGTGGGAATAAAATTTAGGTGTGCCAGTAGCGTTAGCACCGTTTTGACGATTTTTAATCATATCGTCGAGGCTGGCCATCTCTAGCGGACGCGTCCCATCAGTGGTCAGGCTAAAACGCAAAGTTTCAAGCCAATCAGCCGGAACCTGAACATAACGACTATCAAGCGTAGCATCAACGCGATTGACCATTTTGTAATGCCGCAAGTCACGATTGATGCTGGCCTCAGTTAAACTAATAAAATCAGGAATAACCGTTGTTAAGTCATCACGGTTAAGCCAATTGGCTATGCTAGACTTTAGCTCTGCGTATGTTGTGATTGCCATTACTGTAACAGTCCTTGCCGTTGTTGCTCTTCATTAGCACGTTTTTGCATTTCTTGTAAGGCTAGTAAGCCGCCGGGGGTAGATGCTATTGCCGCCGACAAGTTTTTCAAGTTAGATAGGCGTGGGTCAAACCGAGCGAATTTTGAGCGAAGTCTGGAGCGGTCAGACACATTGATTACATCAGAAGGCCGCGCGGCGTCCTTAATCCGTTCTTGAGTCATTGCGTCCGTTTCGCCTTCGTATTTTTTAAATCTCCCTGAACCCGGATCAACAATGTCTTGGAAAATTACACCCGGCGGTCGGCTTATAAGATTACCTTGACCGTCAAATTCTTTTTTTGCTAAGTATTCTGCTATTTCGTCGGTATTTAACTTGCGGCCAATGCTATTGCCTAACATTTCCAATTCATCCGGCAACCCGCTAGACGGGATGTGCGTAAAAAAATTACCTTTAGCATCAACTACTGGAAAATCAGCTCCGCCCCTGACCATCAACGGGTATATCGTAGGGGTTTCGGCGCTAAAAATAGACTCTGCCTTATCGACATAGCTGTCAGCCACAGAGGGCGCATTCGACGTGAAAACTCCTTTATCGGTGTCTGGCCAAGATGCTTCATTAAAACTTGAAAATGCAGAATTAGACCCGCTGTAATAGTCTCCAGCATATTCTTTCTCAGAAGCCCGCGCCATCCTTGACGCCTCATCCATAGGCAAATCCATGCCCGTTGCGCCGCTCTGATACAGCTCAAACAATTCCATTTCGTCATTAGGCGTCAGCTTGCCCAGCATTTCGTCGGTAACTTCGTCAACGCGGCCAGACGCTAGTGAGTCGGCAACCCTTCGGGCTGGTGACAAAGCATCACCCTTCGGCTTCAACCGCACATTACCCAGCAAAGAACCCATAGCATTCGGATTGACCTCAACCCGCTTAGCTGTATCAAGCAAACCACGCGCACCAGCTTTAACAGCCTTCGCAGCCGCATCGCCAACGCCGGGTATCAAGCCCAGCAAGGTAGCGCCACCTAAAGCGCCAACCAACGCCCAATTCGGGTTTTCTGAAGTGGCTTCGTCCCAAACCTCTTTCGCAGCCATCGCGTCGCCAATAATCGGAGTGGCTTCAGCTATAAAGCGAGCCGCGTCCATTGCAGTGACTTCTGGCAAGTCAACAGCCAAACGCTTGCCTTCAGCAGCGTAGCCAGCGTAATCTTCGGCGGTAAGCAAGCCAACCATACAAACAGTCCTCTATTTTCCAGAACAGTAGCACATTTGCTTTACAAAGGCCACGGAGCAAGTATTGCCCGCAATATCACACATCCTCTAATCCATCCATAACCTTTTTCATGCGGTCAGACAGCTTCCAACTGCCAGCGCGCCATCGGGCGGCATACTGCGCATCCTCTAAATCCAACCCAAGGCCAATATACTGTTTAATCCAATTATTCATGCGAATATTTTTCATTTTTGGCGATAACTTATAAAACGGAACAGACTTCATGCAATACCCTTTAAATTACGCTTAATAGCTTGCTTCCAAGTTGACATAGAGCCGGACAAAGCCGTCGCCGCATCGCTGGCCATCGTTAAGCACAAAGCGTCGGCCAAGTCAGGAGACTTCAACCCGCGCCGACGCATCTCGTCCTTGCTCTCAGCCTTCATCTTGCCAGACGACGTAAACGAGTATCTAATCGCCGTCAGTTCTGACAGGAGCCGATCATTGTCAGGCAATTTGCACGACCGATCCTCAAGCCAACCCTTAGTTTTAAACCACAGCTCAGCACGCAAATTCATGTACGTCTTGCCCATCGCCGGTGACTCGCCAACATTAATACCCCTGACCGGCGCGCCAAGCTCACGCAGCCGATCCACAACACCGCCGCCAACGCCAATACTATCAACCAATATCTCGCTAGGGCGAAGGCTTGACGGCAAATTTTCAAATTCAGCCATTACCCGGCCGACAGTCTGCATTAAATCTAACCCCTGCCAGCTCGTTATCTCCGTCACAACATTGCCATACCGCTTGCACAAAGCCGTCTTGTCAGAACCAAATCGAGCCACATCCAAACCCCAGATTGGCTTTACATCCGGCGTGACCTCAACGTCACGGTGGATGGCACTCTCAACCAAGTGAAAAGGAATGATCGTGTTGTCATCAGCCAAAGGAAACTCACCAAGCACCCTGATCCTAAAGGCATTGCTATCCTCCCCATATCTTGCCCGCATCTCGTCAACAAACTCATCGCTGACAAGCGGGCTTTCTATGCACGACCAACGCCGGGTCCACCAGCTATCCGCCAGCCGAGTTTGGCTCTCGTAAAACGTGCCGCTGGAGCGCGTCGGGTTGCTCAGCAAGATAGTCGTCGCCGCGTGGCCCGACATTGAACCAGCCGCCGCCTCAAACACCTTCTCTGGCACACCAGACGCCTCATCAACGACAAGTAGCACATTCTCCGAGTGAACACCGGCCAATGCTTCCGGCGTCTCAGCGCGGCTTGTGCGGGCCGATATGAACGCCTCAGATGGCGCGGCACACAGCTCAACCCGATCCGACTTAACCGTCAGCAAAACCTTCAACTGATCCGGCAGCTCGTTGATCCACCGCTTCAACTCAGCAAACAACGCATCAAATAACTGACCGCTAGTCGGCGCAGTCACAACAACCTTATTCGGAAAGCGCAGCAAGACAAACCACAACATAACCCAACTAGCCGACGTTGACTTGCCAGTACCGTGGCCACTGCGGATGCTGATCTTGCGCTCGCCAGACGCAACCGCGTCCAAAAATTCAGCCTGATAATCATGCGGAGTTGCGCCCAAAACCTCAGACACAAATAAAACCGGGTCGTCGCGGTAACGCAGCACAAACTCCTCAAGTGGGTTGGCTTCACTCATCCGTCACGTCCTCAATCTCAGCATCAATGGCCAATGCCTCGCGCCTGCGGTCATACCGGTCAAGCGCGTCAAGATCAGAATTAACCTTGCGCAGCGCATCCAAGTGCATGTCGCTCACACTAATCGTAACGCTCGTCTGTGGCCGGTTGCCGTACCGCTCCTGATTGTACGAGCCAGCCATAAACTTGCGCCACTGCACCTTCTCACGCGTGGCAGATATTTCAGACGTGGTGCTGGCACCATCTAACGCGTCAACCATGCCCAAGCCCTCTTCAACCAGCGCGTCAGCAGCAGCAGACTTGGCCTTGCCAATGACCGCCGAATACTCAGGCATGCTGTGTATCGTCTTGCTGAAGTATTCCCGGCTGCAACCGTAACCCTCCGCCAGCTTCGTCATCGTCTTGCCCGACGCCAGCTCCTCATACAAATATTCAGCACCGCCGCTCTGGGCAATCTCAGTTAGAATTTTTTTTCGTAAAGGTTTGCCTGCCATTTTGCTTTCTCCAAAGTTTTCAAATTTTACGCTGGTTATGTGTCTGTTGGCAAGGGGCGGGGGTGGGGGTCAACGCGCTGGGTAAAATGTGGGCCGCGTGTGCGTGCTTTTCTACACACGCACACCCCGGCAAAAATCTTGACCGGGGGGGGTCATTTTGCCTCATCCGCCAGCTAAGACGCATAATGGTGATTATGTTAAATTTAATATGCAGCGATTACAACGTGTTGGCGTTTATGGGGTATGATAACACCTCGCCGTCACAGTGTTTGCCTTATTGTTGCCACAATCTTGACACCTTTCCGCCTTGTTTGCTACGCGAGCAGATGCGCGCTGCAATGTGGCTGTGTCTCGCGCAGAGCTTAAACCACTACCTAACTAATCAGTGAACAGTGTTATCTCCATCAGAGCTATGCAGCTCAACAATAGCTTCAACCATTGCTTGTATAACGCGTTCATAGTCTGACCCATCGGTCAGCCTGCCACCTATGTAGTCGGCAAGCTCATCCAGCTCCAGCTCAGCTTCGTCGCTGTCGTCGCAGTTCAGGCTCATCCTTAGTTCTATTCGGTACGCCATCGGCTTCCCCTTAAAAAAATGCCCCTGACTGCACTTGACGCAATCAGGGGCAGAGTTGTCGGGCTACCGGGAGAACATAGCCCGCATCCTTAGTTTAAGCGCAACTGCGCCCAGAAATCAAGCTCAGTTGCATTTAGGCTCACACGGCATCCTTTGAGCTATCAGCGGCCATCTCACCGGCCAGCGCCGCATACCCACAAATGTCCACGAAGTTGTCTAGATGCGGCGAGGCTGACCCGCCGATACTTCTGCTGACCTTCATCAGCACCATCATGGCCGCCACGTCAACCGCACTAAGCTCCACGCCTAGATAAGTTGACCAGAACGCAGCTATGCGGCTGTGAGACGTCGCGCTGTCTCCGTATGTGTCGTGCCTGTCTTTGCTTATCAAGTGACCGGCGCTCTTGAGTATTTCATCACGTTTCATCTTGTCTTCCTTCAATCATTACCAAATGGTATTTCGTCATCATACAACCTAACGTCAACGATCTTGGCGCTAGGAAACTCGTTGACCACTGCGGCCATCATTTCATCTGTACGCACGCTTAGGACGGCGCACACGTCGCTCAGATGGTACACTGTCCACGTCGGCCTAGCCTTGCGCACTGCTGCCAGATCACCGCTGGCGAGAAAGCAATATATCTTGCCATTCCATTCTGCGATATGCCCGTCAACTTGCGGCGGCTTAAAGCCGTCTTCTCTGGCTTTCTGGTTCATCACCTTGAGAGCCTTAATCATGCTTGTAGCCAGCGTTGTGCAGGCGTCATAATCATCAAGAGCTATCGCGGCATCCAAATCACCCTTCAGCTCCCTGTAGCGCAGCGCATAAGCTGGCGGCACACAGTCAGTCAGCGTGTCACCCCAGACCATTGCCGCCTTAGCTGTCGCCGCACTCAACGGGGCCACTGCTGCTGCTACCTTGTAGTGGATCGGCTTACCGTAGTCAGTGTGCTTACTTTCAAACTTTCCACGATTGGCCATCGCTGCTTTTGCGGCCGCTGACTTAGTAATCTTTTTAGCCATTATAAATCTCCCGTGCTATAAGTATAAACCCCTATAGGGGTTTTTATACTTTTATACCTATGCACCAAAACTATAAAACTGCTATAAAACTGGTATAAAAATATAAAACTCACCGCTTAACCCCTTGATAACAAACAACCAGCATTTTTATACTTCACCCAACCTTTCCCTCCTTTGCCGTGATCCATATTTTGCCCTCATTTTGGACCATATAGCCAATCGACAGCAGACCTTTGATGGCATTTCCGTAGGACGAAGCCGGGTTTGTTGAGGTCATTTTCCCCGACGCAAACTCTCTTAACTTCGTCTCGTTTACGCACCAAAACTTGCCGCTTTCTGGCCAGCCCGCGCCGGTTGGGTTTGGCCCGCCTTCGCCTTCGGCGCGCAATTGTTTGAATGCTGACACGATGACTTTCTGGTTTGCTCCACTTGGCCTCTTTTGCTGCATGTCTGCAACGTCGTCTGGATCGGCCTCTTGAATGGTGCAAGTTGTCACCGGGTCGCCGTCCTCATCGCTGCCCAGCTCATGCACCTTCAGTGTGAACACAAACGGCTCCTTTGGCTCGAGATCACGTTGCTTAGTCGCGGTGGCTATCCTCA